AGAATGGCAAACTTGTTTAAGTGAACAAGGATGTTGGACCGTAAAAAATGAAACTCTTGTTTATACAGCCCCTGCTGGACCAACTCAGGATCAAACGATTTCAACAATTTCTTATGAGATTCAATGTTTCTTAGACTTAGGGGCAAAATCATGGGGATACAACGATCTTTCAACTGCAGCAACTTATGCAACAAGCACTGATGCACAATTTTCTGCTGATGCAGCATCTTTGATAGGTTGGCGTGATTCTGTTTGGAAGTGGGCAATTGAGAAATTTCCGAGTGTAGTTCCGGGGGAATCCCCAGAAGAATTCATGAAAACCATGCCAAAACAACCAAATCAACCTTCAGCTTAATTCTGAAACAGCCAAATCATGCTTGGTAAAGAGCCCTTTTCCTTTGGTCCGATTTCAGGAAATCCTCCTACAATTGTTTATTTTGTAGTGTCGATAACAGACTCTGTTAAGTCCATAGAATCTGTAAGTCAGAACTCTACCGATGCAGTGACTCAGGCTGATAATGGATCAGCAATTGATATAGCTTCTCAAAATACGGCATCCTCTCCAGTCATTTCTGAATCTGTTGTTGCAAATGATGCAGTTTCTGAAAATATGACAGCTCCAGTTGTTTTATCTGAAGCAGCTAAAGCAATAGATGTTTCGACTGGGAACATGATTGCTTCTGCTTCGGTTTCTGATGCTGTACAAGCAACTGATTCCGTTTCCCAGAATTCAACGGATTCCGTATTTATCTCGGAATCCTCAAAAACAGCCGACTCTCAATCAGAAAGCATGACCGCGCCAAATGCGATTTCTGAATCTGCTTTAGCAGTAGATTCTCAATCGGAGGCAATGACTGCCCCTGTTGCGCTATCAGACATTGTAATAATTAAAGACGCTGAATCAGCAAATTCAATAGATCCAGTCGTTATTTCAGAATCTTCATTGGTTGCTGACTTTCAATCCGAGAATACAACTGGTCCTGTAGCCATTAGTGAATCTGCACAAGCTACAGATTTGCAATCCGAAAATATGACTGCTCCAGTTTCAATGCCTGAAAGATCAAATGCCAATGATCTTGTATCGGAAGCAATGACTGCTTTGGTTAGCTTGAGCGATTTAGTAGCAGCAAAAGATACGATTTCAGAAAACTCTGTCGATGGTGTCAGTGTTTCTGAAGTAGCGGTTTCCTTGGATTCTCAGTCAGAACAAACGACCGCCCCGATTTCAATAACTGAAACGGCAAAATTGGCTGATTCTGTAGCTGAAAACATGACCGCTTCAGCTCAAATTGCAGAAAAAGGAGTAGCAAAAGATTCCAGCTCTGAAAACGTTACAGCTCCTTTGGCAATTCAAGAATCAGCAAAAGCCCTAGATTCTCAGTCTCAATTGACTACTGCGCTCCTAGCAATCATTGAATCAGGACGCGCAAGTGATCGTGTTTCTGAACAAATGACGGCTTATTTGCAGCAGATTGAATCAGTAGAAGCTGTTGATTTTTATGCTCAAAACATGATTGCATCGGTTATAGTATCGGAAACTGGCAATTTTTCTGATATTCAGTCTCAAATACTTACGGCAGCAGTTCAGGTTGATGAGTTTGGTCACGCGCTTGATGCCCAATCAGAAAAGACTTATTTAGTTCTTGCCGTTATTGAGCAAGGAAATGCGGTTGATGTTTACTACTTCGCTCCTATCTTCAACAACAGCGAGAAGGTTTGGCATTTGGGGCCAAGGCCAACTTGTTGGTGTGAGTGCATTTCAAAAAGGCCAAATTATTGGCGCATAAATCAAAGACTAGATTTCTGGTTTGCGAATAAAAGATTAGACTATTGGCAGGAAAGCCCAAGACAGTATTTTTGGAGACCTAATGAGTAACACTTACATACTTGAAAAAAGAACTTCAGAAATCATCTGGTATGACATTGACTGCACCAATTTGCTGGATGCTGGCGAGATCATCACTGTAATTCTGGACATAACAGCAGATCAGCAGGGGCTAGTTTTTGCTGCTCCTGCAGTTAATTCCACTCCTGTTGAATTCCCCGATGGGGTAACGGCTCCGGCAGGTAAGGTTATATCGGTGCAGATTTCTGAAGGTGTAATTCCAACGGGCGCAACCAATCAAATTTACACTATACGCCCATTGTTTGAGACTAACGAAGGCAACACTCGAGAAGCTACCGTTTTGTTAAACGTGACAAATATTCCTTTCCAATCAGGGAGGATCATTTAATGCCATTGAAAGAAGGATATTCAAAAGAAGTTATTTCTGAAAACATTGCAGAACTTATTAAGGCGGGGCATAAAAAAGACCAAGCCGTAGCTATTGCTTATTCAAATGCTCGTAAGTCTCACGGCGTAGACGAAGACGAATCACATAAGAGAGATCTTAAAGAAGAGCCTGATTCTGATATTGTTGCTTTTGTTGTTTATACCGATGGGGACAAAATCCTATGGATGAAGCGAACAAAAGACGATACTTGGGGATTCCCCGGTGGTCATGTTGAAAAAGGCGAATCAGCGATGGAAGGAGCTATTCGTGAATCGAGAGAAGAAATTTTGCACGTCCCAGAGACAGGCATTAACCTGATTTATGAAGAAGGCAAGGTTCGACTCTTTGGATGTAATGATGGCGAATTCGAGCCAGAACTGAATGACGAGCACAGCGATTATGTTTGGGCATCCATCGAGAATGCACCTGAACCGTTGTTTCCGAAGATTGACGGGGATGAAGAGAAAATCGCGGAAGCTGCTGAAGCGAACGCTTCGGCAATGGATAAAAGAGAATACGATACAAACGGGTGGTTCGAAGTAAAAGATAACCCACTATCAATGGTCGGGGTGTTTCCTTATTCGGGTCGCTCAATCTCTGATGAGTGCGATCCGAACAAAATTTATATGGTATATCGCCCTGCTGAGGAGCTAGGCTCGTCAGATTGTATTGATTCGTTTAAGCTAATCCCGTGGATCGATAACCATGTCATGCTCGGCAGTGAAGATGCAGGACTAACTCCATCCGAGCAAAAAGGTGTTCAAGGTGTTATCGGACAGGATGTTCACTTTGACGGAAACACGCTCAAGGGGAATATCAAGGTGTTTTCTGAAGCAATGGCTAATCTCATTGCGAACGGGAAAAAGGAATTGTCATGCGGCTACCGTTGCCGTTACGAATACTCCCCCGGCGTTTTTGACGGTGTGAAGTATGATTACGTACAACGGGAAATCCGTGGCAATCATCTTGCCCTTGTCGATAACGGACGCATGGGACCGGATGTTGCGGTTTTGGACCATTTCACTTTCACTGTAGACAACAAGGAGTTTATTAACATGGCTGAAGAAAACAAAGACATGGGCAGCGAAAGCCCGATGACTCTTGAGGAAGTTCATAAGTTCCTCGAAGACGTCATGCCCAAGCTGGCGAAAATCCAGCAACTCACTGGCCAACAGTACGGCTCTGCCGGCGAAGAATCTGTTGCTGATGAAGACATGGAAAAACCTGATGGCGATGAAGAAAAGCCCGGAATCACTGAAGACGAAGAAGGCGAACAGTACGGCGTAGGCGGTCAGAAAACCGAAGAAAAGGAAGGCGAGCGCGGCGAAGGCATGGATGCTGCAACTATTGCCCGCAAGGTACACGCTGAAATCGCAAAGAAAAACAAGCTCTACGAAAAGCTGTCTGCTCACATTGGCGCTTTCGATCATTCAGAAATGGATCTCGCAAAGATGGCCAAGTATGGCTGCAAAAAGCTGGGCTTGGATGCTGCAAAGGAAAATCGCGTGACTTTCCTTGAGGCTTATCTCTTGGGTAAGGGTGCGCCTGCTCGTGCGGGAATGGACTCTGCTCCAGCCGCTCGGAAGGGCAATTTCGTTTCTCGTTTCTTAGAAGGTAAATAATATGACTGCTGCGACTTTTCAATCCACTGTCAATATCAATCTCGGCTTCGGTATTCCGGGCGAATTGATCGTTGACGGCCCCCAGCGTGTTGATTCTCTGACTCTGGATAGCAATGGCGGTACCATCGGCCTTGCATTCACCAAGAGCAACAGCACGAATGTAGCAACTCAGGGTGGCACGATCACCTCTGGCTCTACCGTATTTGCGGGTATCCTTGTGAACCCGAAGGCATACGCCTCTTATGGTGCGGTTGGCGGCGCTCCGCTCGACCCGACTCTGTTCCTTGGTCCTAATTCTCAGGGCGAGTTCCTGACGATGGGAACCATTGTTGTAACCATTGTTGGCGCGGCTAACATTGGTGACTGGGTTCAGTACAACACCACGACCGGCGTTCTGTCTGCCGTTGCCCCGGGTGCTTCTGCTACTAGCGGAAATGCTCTCATCCCGAATTGCGTAGTTTGGAACTATCCGATCTCTGCAACCGGCCTCACCGCCATTCGCATCACTGACTAATAGGGATCCACATGAATAAATCTATCGAACGCAGCTTTGTAGGGCCTCGCGATATTCGCGCGGTCCAAATGACTGCCGATGATGTTTCCGATTACGCTGCACTCGGAGACCTCGGCATTAACTTCGGCGCGAAGAATGTTCGGGCAATGGCCAACTTCGCAATGGATACTCAGGCTGACGTATCTCAGCCTTCTATCACGACCCCTGTTCAGTTCCTTCAGAACTGGCTTCCGGGCTTCGTCAAGGTCATCACTGCCGCTCGTAAGATTGACGAACTGGTAGGTATCTCCACGACTGGCTCATGGGAGGATCAGGAAATCGTTCAGGGTCTGTTGGAACCGATCGGTAACGCTGTTCCTTATGGCGATTACACCAATGTTCCGCTTGCTTCATGGAATACCAACTTTGTCCGCCGGACGGTTATCCGTTTTGAAAAGGGCATCAAGGTCGGTATGCTGGAAGAAGCTCGCGCTGCTCGTATCCGCATCAGTTCTTCTGCTGAAAAGCGGGCATCTGCTGCACTGGCTCTCGAAATCCAGCGTAACCTTGTTGGCTTCTACGGTTTCAACAACGGTAGCAACCTGACCTATGGTTTCCTGAATGATCCGGGACTCCCTGCTTATGTGACCGTTGCCGCTACGGGCACTGGTGGTTCGACCCTTTGGAGTACAAAAACCTTCCTCCAGATCGTTGCTGATATTCGGGTTGCGGCCGCACAACTTCAGACTCAATCTCAGGATACGATCAACCCGGAAAGTGCTGAACTCACTCTGGCGCTTCCGACCGATGCTTACCAGTACCTGTCAGTAACTTCTGACTTCGGTATCTCGGTTCGTGACTGGTTGAACAAGACCTATCCGAAACTCCGCGTTATTTCTGCTCCTCAGCTTAACTTGGCAAACGGTGGCGCAAACGTGTTCTACCTGTATGCTGAAGTTGTGGAAGATGGCGCGAGCGACGATAGCCGTACTTGGGTTCAGGTAGTTCCTGCCAAGTTCCAAGCTCTCGGCGTTGAAAAGCAAGCTAAGGCTTACACCGAGGATTATGCAAACGCATCAGCCGGTGTTCTCTTGAAGCGTCCTTACGCTGTTGTCAGGTACTCTGGCATATAAAAAGTATACAATAAGTATACAATGCGTGTTAAGATGCCTCCTAGTTTAATCACTAGGGGGCATTTTTTATGGAACATGAAATCGTGCATTTTGTTTATTGCTTGTCGTTTTCAAATGGAAAGGTCTACATAGGCATGAGCCGAACGGACAAGCGCGGCCTGTTTACTCTGAGATATAACAACCATGCAAAAGCAGCAAATTTAGGAAAAGACCTTCCGATTTATCATGCTTGGCGTAAATATGGAGCGCCTACACAATCAATTTTAAGTACGCACAAAACAAGAGAAGAATGCGCCTTGTCTGAAATCGAATTTATTACAAAATACGATTCGATAAATCGAAACAAAGGCTATAACTTGTGTGGAGGTGGAGAAGGACTAAACATTGCCCCAAATTCCGCAATGTACGAACTGATGCGTATCAAAGTCTGGAACAATGTTGAGCGTCGAAAAAAATGCAGCGAAGCCCTTAAAGGTCGAAGGCCATCCCAAGCAACAATCGACGCATCGAATCAGTGGAAAAGCAGCGAATCAGGCAAGGAAGTCTTTCGAAAAGCATGGCAGAACAACGAACGCAAAGAGAAAGCCTCAAATCGAACGCGTAAGCAAATGGCTGAGGGAGGTTCAGATCATTTGAAAAGAATTATGGTTGGCCGTGGAGAAGTTCGATCCGAAGCCGGTAAGGAAGCGCAAAGAACAAAAATGACGGCACTTATGAATTCTGAAGAAGGCAAAAAAATAGCGCAAAAAGGTTATGCAGCCATGGCTGGCAACCCCGAAAACCTCAAAAAGTGGAAAGAGGGAACTGATCGATGGAGGGCAACGGAAGCCAATAAAAAGAATTGCAGGCGGATGTCGCAGTTGTCGGCTCAGAAATCCAAGCGCAAAGTGATGCTTGTAAGCACAGGGCAAAAATTTGAATCACAAACCGCAATGGCGGAAGCATTAAATGTATCATGCGCTTGTGTTAGCTTATGGGTAAAATCTGGCAAGGTTGAACGGATTTAGCCTCGCAGTTACCATGACATAAAATTTGAACCAAAAAGGATATCGAAAATGGCAAAACACTACGTTTTTTCTACGCTCGCCAATGACCAGCGGTATACAAACTGGCATCAAGGTGGCGCAGATTTACCGATCAAAGGTCATTCCGTTCTTATCAAAGGTGGAACGGGCGTTGCCAATGACAGACTGATTACCCCTCTGGGAGTCAGCACAGAAATTACCGATCATGACCTTGAAGAGCTTCAGCGGAATGCTTCATTCAAAGATCATGAGGCAAAGGGATTCATCGTGGTTAAGGCCAAGACAGCGGAAGCCGAGAAGGTTGCTTCCGACATGAATCTCGATGATGAATCTGCTCCTCTGACGGAAGCGGATTATCAAACCGAAGACAAGCCAAAAGTAGGCTAATCATGACTTCCCTGACACCAACCTACAACGACGAAGCATTCCGGGCGCAGTTTCCTCAATTTGAGGACGTAACCGCCTATCCGACTGCTCAGCTTGAAGGTTGGTGGACCATGGGAACGGCCTACATCAATATCGACAACAACTATCCTTGGAATTTCAATTCAGGGCAGCTTCAGTTGGCGATTGACCTCATGTGTGCGCATTTGGCTGCATCCTTCACGCTCATCAACAAAGGGATTCCGAATGTTGTTGTTCAAGGATCAGCCGAAGGCACTGTAAACGTGTCTCTGGTCCCGCCTCCGGTCAAAACTGCTTTTGGCTGGTGGTTGGCCACAACCCAATATGGAAATCAACTCAGGGCGCTCCTGCGCGTTGTCGCGAATGTTGGCCTGTATGTTGGTGGAAGCATCGAGAATCAGGGATTCCGCCGAGCCGGTGGTGTCTTCGGATAATGAAAAAGCTCAATCTCGACAAAATCAAGGCAACGCTGGATCGCGTTCCTAAAGAATTTGACGGGATGGTAGCTCAAGTCGGATTTCCCTCAGGCATCAATTACGAAGAAGGAACCCCGGTTGCCTATGTTGCAACCATTCAGGAGTTTGGAGCCCCCGAAGTCAAGATCCCTCCTCGCCCATTTATGCGTCCCACGGTCAAGACCAAAAAGAAAGAATGGAGCAAGATCATTGCGCAGGGTGTGCCAAAAGTTGTCCTTGGTGATATGACGGCTTTTGATGTTCTCGATCTTGTCGGGATCAGTGCATCGGCTGATATTCAGACTACGATAGCCAATGTCTATTCGCCTCCGTTGAGCCCTGTAACCATCAAACGTAAAGGCTCTGCAAAGCCATTGATTGATACGGGCCTCATGGTGGCATCAGTCAGGAATGCTGTAGCCAAGACTGGATCAGATTTCACGGGCAGCTAAGATGAATCTCCGAAGCATCGCCAATCAATATATTCAGGTGACAAACCCAAACATCCAGATCAACTGGATTCAGTCGAATGGTTACACCACGGATGATGCAGGGCGCAGAACCCCGCAAACCTTGACGTTGACTGTTAACGCACAGGTTCAGGCGCTGAGTGCGACCGATCTTCAGCATACGGATGGATTAAACATCACGGGCGTTATGCGTTCGGTCTATCTTTACGGAAATGCGGCGGGCGTTGTCCGCGTCGATTCGCTCGGCGGCGATATTCTGGTATTTCCTGAAATTCCCGGCGGGTGCAATCGAAATTGGCTTGTGACTCAAGTGGTCGAAACGTGGCCCGAATGGTGTCATGTCATTGTTACTTTACAGGATGATTAATCATGCAAATCAATGTCAATAATGGAACTCCGGGCACTGCCGCCGATGCAGTCATTGATGTCGATCAATTTGGCAATGCGCTGAACAATGTCCCAACCTATCGGGCTGGCGTTTTTGACTTAACCCCAGCGGCCAATGCGACTGATATTTTCACGATCTATGGTTCTGCCACGAAAACGATCAAAGTCACAAAGCTGCAAGTGACTGCGGACAGCGCAAGTTCTGCTGGCGTCATTGATTTATATTGCTTTAAGAGAAGCGCACAAAACACGGGCGGCACATTTTCGCATCCCACTGCTGTCAATTATGATTCCAACAATGCAGCTGCTACCGCCGTGATTACAGCTTACACGGCAAATGCCGCGACCTTGGGAACTGGTCAATTCATGTTCGGGGATCATTATGCTCTTGCGAATGCCTCAAGTTCGGGAATTCCAATTTTCCCTTGGATTGAAGATTTTGGCGTATCCAATACACAGCCCATCATTCTGCGCGGTGTAAATCAGGGGCTTGCTTTTGGTTGCAATGGCGATTCGATTCCTTCTGACATTGGAATGTATGTCTCTGTCGAGTGGACTGAAGAGTAATGTCCGTCACGATTGACATCATCGATCAGGACGTATTCCGAGCGTTTGTGACCTTTTTCCAGACGTTCATTCCGTCCAATGTCGAGATTATCCAGCAGCAGGATAATCGTGTCGCAATGCCGAAGGGCGCGTTTATTGCCATGAACAACAATGGCATGGACCGACTTTCGTTCAATGTTGACAGTTATGATTCTCTGACCCAAGGCAAATCAATGCTTTCCTCGTTCGTTTACGAGGTTCAGCTAGATTTTTACGGCACATTGGCGCAGTCATGGGCAGCAGAAACGGTGACTTTGTTTAGGGATGAATATGCCACTGATATTTTCCCGGCAAATATCCAGCCTTTGTATGCTGATGATCCTGTTCAGATTCCGTTGATTAGTGGAGAATCCCAATACATCCAGCGTTGGAGATTGGGCGCTCGGGTACAATACAAGCCAACGGTTTCAGCGACACATCAATCGATGCTTGCGATTGATATTGCCCTAGCCCCTGTCGATCAAACCTTTCCTCCATAGGAGAATTCATGAGTACCATTCCTTTTTCTCAAGTTGTTAATGTTGTCCCGTCCGTATTGTCGGCCAATGGGCAAGCTGTAGACCTCAATGGTCTCGTGCTAACTCAGAATGTAAGTGCCCCTTACGGCTCAATTCTTACTTTTGCAAATGCTGCAGGGGTTCAGGCTTATTTCGGAGCAACTTCAACTGAAGCAGCCATTGCAGACATTTATTTCAACGGCTACACCAATTGCACTCAGCTTCCGGGAACGCTTTATTTTACGCAATATCCTGAAGCATCTATTGCTGGCTGGCTGATGAGTGGATCATTGGTTAATGTCACTCTGGGTCAGCTTCAGACTATGACGGGCACTTTGTCCATCACTGTTGCTGGCGTGGTTAAGACTTCAGGAACGATCAATCTCAGTTCTGCGACTAGCTTCAGCAATGCCGCCACAATTATTCAGGCCGCATTCACCAGTCCGGGATTTACCGTTAGCTACAATTCAACGCTGAGTACGTTTGTGTTCACTACGACCACAACCGGCGCAACTCAGACCATGAGCTACGCAGCAACTGGAACGCTTGCAACTTCGCTCTTGTTGACTCAGGAAACGGGCGCGACCCTTTCGCAGGGTGCTGCTGCAGCAACTCCCGCATCGTTCATGGCAAATGTTCTGACTCTTAACCAGAATTGGGCGTGTTTCATGACCACTTGGGAAGCGCAGATTACTGAAAAGGAAGCATTTGCTACTTGGAGTAATTCTGTAGCCCCTCGCTATCTGTATGTTTGTCAAGATTCAGATGTAAACATTCTCAACGCATCCTCAACCAATACTTTTGGTGATTGGCTGCAGACGGGTGCCTACATTGGAACTTGCCCGATTTATGGTGACTATACCCACGCTGCTTTTGTTTGTGGTTATGCCGCTTCCTTGGATTTCAGCCGGTTAAATGGCCGAGCAACTTTGGATTTCAAATCACAGTCTGGGTTGACTCCTTTGGTAACAAATGCAACTCAATACGCTGCAGTCCTTGCCAACGGTTACAACGCTTATGGTTCATGGGGCTCAAACAATCCGGCCAACAATCAGAACTGGTTCTTCCCCGGCTCAGTTTCTGGAAAATGGCTCTGGGCTGATACCTATCTGAATCAAATTTGGCTCAACGCTAACCTTCAGTTGGCAATGGTTAATCTGTTGACCCAAGTAAGCGCTGTTCCTTACAACGCACAAGGTAACGGTTTGATCTATGCGGCTGCTCAGGATCCAATCAATGCTGCCGTTAACTTTGGAGCAATTCGGACGGGTATCAATGTTTCCGCTGCTCAGGCTGCTGAAATCCAGTACGCAACGGGCGTTAATGCTGCTCCGACGATTGCCTCGCAGGGATTCTATTTGCAGATTCTGCCGGCAACCGCTCAGACCCGCGCTGCTCGTCAGTCCCCGCCCATTACCCTGTACTATCAGGACGGTGAAGCGGTTCAGCAGATCAACATGGCTTCAATCGCAATTCAATAAGGGACTCAATCATGGCAACGATTACTTCAGCAAATTCGATCCTTTCGTTAGCGATCAATAACTATTTCCCGGTTCCTCAGACCATTCAGGGCTTCGCTGTCGATGACGCTTTTGAGAGTGAGGCTGTTGAACAGGCCGAAGTGCTTATGGGCGTTGATGGCAAACTGAGCGCCGGTAAGGTCTTTGTTCCGTACAAGATGACCATTCACCTTCAGGCAGA